CTAACCTCCACAGTGCCTTCTCCATCACCTATGAAATAAAATCCGTTTTGAGACGGGAAATCCATACCGACCATGACAATTTGTGTCTCTATAGGAATCAAGGACATGAAGTGCAGATTCCATACTCTAGTGTCAATATACCAATGCATGTCAGAGAAACAATACACTATCTTCCTTATTAACTTTCCTTTCATCGCCAACTCTCGCATATATGTATTCAACGCATCGATGAAATGGTCCATTCTGAAACTCCCTGTACTTTTATAAGCCTCGCTAATAACGCTATTAGGATACTCAAGGACGACTTTGATATCAATGGGATCCTGCATAGCCTCGAGATATTCCACCCTAGCTTCTATAGCTTCAGCATTCTGAGTCATGTACTGGGAGTCCATTACCGTCACATTCTGTCTATAACATAAGAACGCTGCTCCTGCAGGCGTTCCGTTCCTAACTCTAGGGGGTCTGTGAGCAGGAGGATCGTAATTAGGCTGGAAGGTATACAACCCGCGAATGGTATCAAGAGTGTTGATAACCTTAGACTGCACATCTACGTACAACACACCCCTCTTAGTCGAAAACATCTCCGATTGGTACAGATTTGCCAACGTCCTGGATCCAGCGTGTTCACTATCATTAACTGGGTTGTTGAAATACTCAGCTCCTTTCCCTTCAGCTACCATTGCTGCATGTGCTGCTAACTTCGGCGAATTTTGGAAGAATGGTCCAATAATTCCCTGAGCCTGAACTTTCTTAGACACAGTCTCTTTCCACCCTGAGAACAAATTCTTAGTAGTCCTAACTTCCTTCAACTTTTTCTCAGTGATTCCCATATTCTCCAATTTTGCGAATAAAGCCTTGTCGAACAATAAAGGTCCACAAGTATAATTCGCACAGTTAGGGCATATCTGCTCAAGTTTTTCTGCCTCTTCCAGAAGATCATGGTTTATTAAGCCTCTCCCCATAGTGTTGAGCATTGTTGCAATCAATAACAACTTAGAAGCATCTTTGCAATAACCACACGACTTGACGTCTGATACGGCCTTCCTATACCTATTTACCAAAGTACGCCTTTTCCTCAGTAAAGACTCTGTCACGGCTACTTGAGTCGCTCTATTGATAGGCACTGGAACTCGTTTCGCTTTATTCAGCTTCTCCAACTCCTCAATCTCTTTCTGAATCTTCTCCAACTTCTCCTGCTTCTTATTCAACTTTCTGGCCATTTTCTTCAACTTGAGATTATCCTTCACTTCACCTTCCTTAACCTCTTCTGCAACCTCTTGCACCACCACCTTCCTCTCATAGAGATCTTGTTCACTTGACAAGTCCTTCAATCTGACTTCAAGTCCAACGTGGTACAAGTCCTTCCCAGTAACCCCGACAACCACTCTAAGCTTTTTATCCTTAGGAAGGCTAGCTATAATCTCATTGGTTCCATACACCGTAGCTGAATGATACCAATCCGTTATAGGGCAAGGTTGACCCAAAAGAGCATAATAAGCAGCGACCGTTTTAAAGAGGCAATAACCGTCAGATGGCCAAAACACCATCCTATCAGGATCCTCGAACTGAAAAGTCCAACCATCTAGATCAGCTTTATAACTATCGAAATTGACAGTCAATCTAT